AAAGAGCAGCAGGTGCCACGGGTGCAACAGGTGCAACTTTCAGTGCAGCACGTTGATCACGCAAGACCTTGATTTCTGCCAATATCTTGTCTTTGCGTTCAGACAGCTTGGCAATGGCTGCGCTGAGCTTCGCAATGAGTTTGGCCGTTTTGGAAACAGGCGCTTTTTTTGCAGCTGGTTTTGCTGCGTGCTTAGCTGCGGACTTTGCAGCGGGCTTTACTACTTTTGCGGGAGCCGTTACCTTCTTGGGAGTTGTTGCAGCTTTAGGAGCCGCCTTTTTTGCAGTTGCCATTTTGAGAGTTCCTCATTTTGTAGATCTGGTTCAACTATTTCACCAGCGTCACATTGTCTCCGGTAAATGTGCGAGAGATCAATTTCCTCGAAAAACTCGTGCACATCAGTACCGAGGGTGTTGTTCATAGAGCGATGAATGTCCACTGATCTAAGCCACAACAAATGTTGTATTTCGTTTATCCGACCCGGCTCCGTTGAGCCGAGTTAAGTCCCGAGACGACCTGTCGGTCGCATTTCAACCAACCACCCTCGGGTGGTTTTTTCATTTCTGGAGAACTATATGAGTAAGCAATTGCGCGAGCTTCAGGCTCGCAAAACCGATCTCGTTAAAGAAGCACGAGAGCTGAGTGACGGCGCTGCCGCCCAGAGCCGCGATTTGACAGACGATGAGGCCGCATCGTTTGACGCCCTGAGAGCACGCATCGAGACGACCTGCGCAGCCATTGACCGCGAGGCTGCGCTGATTTCCCAGGAGGCACAGCTTGGCCTTCAAGGCGGCGCAGGCTTTGCAAGCGTCACAGTGAGCGACAACCGCGACCTTGACCCCAAGCATGGCTTTCAAAGCCTGGGTGACTTCCTGCAAAAGGTCTGCCATGCGCAAAAGCCAGGTAACGGCATTGATGAGCGCTTGCTCATTGGCAGCGGACGAGGTGCGGTGAGCCCGAGCAGCTTTGGGAGCGAAGGCTCTGCGCAGGACGGTGGCTTTTTCGTGCCGCCTCAGTTTTCGCAGGAAATCTTCCAGCTCTCCCTCAACGAAGACTCGCTCCTGCCCCTGACTGACAACGTCGAAGTCAGTGGCAACACCATGGCCTTTCCCAAGGATGAGACCACGCCCTGGGGTACCAACGGCATTCGGGCCTACTGGCAGGGTGAGGCAGCGCCTGCATCAGCCACCAAGCCGGTGCTGGGACTGGCCACCTTGCGTTTAAAGAAGCTCATGGCCCTGGTTCCCACCACCGATGAGCTGCTTGAAGACGCCAACGCTTTGTCGAGCTACCTGCCCGAGAAGATCGCCTTGTCCATCCGCTGGAAGACCAATGAGTCCATCCTCTTTGGCTCAGGAACGGGAGTGCCAGTGGGCTGCCTCAACGCGGGGGCGACGGTGACTGTGGCCAAGGAGTCGGCTCAGGCCACACAAACAGTGGTGCCCCAGAACCTGGCCAAGATGATCGCGCGCCTGCCAGCAGGCAGCTTTGTCAACTCGGTGTGGATTGTCAATAACGATGTTTTGCCCGCCTTGTTCACGCTCACCTTGGGCAACTATCCCATCTACCTGCCAACAGGCCTGACTGTGGGAGGCATCCAAGTCTCGCCCTACGGCACCTTGCTGGGTCGCCCGGTCTTTGTCTCGCAGCATGCCAACACTTTCTCGAGTCAAGGCGACATCATTCTGGTGGACCTGGGCTACTACCAGACCATCACCAAAGCGGGCGGCATGCAGACGGCCACCTCCATGCATCTGTATTTCGACTCGGACCTGACGGCGTTTCGCACGACGTTCCGCATGGATGGCCAGTCCAAGATTGCCGCACCCATCGCGCCGGCCAAGGGCAGCACCAGCATGTCGCCCTTTGTGCAGCTGGGTGCGCGATAGCGCATGACTGCCGGTAAACAGCGGGGCCTGAGTGCCCCGTTTGTCAATTGGTTTTTCTTTTCATCTTGTTCATTTTCCAGGAGACTTCCATGTTCCCAAATGCAAAAGGCAGCGAACAGCTGTCGCTTCTCGCCACCATCGATCCAGTCAGTCAAGCCGCAGGTGCTGCGTCCAGCGCCTGGGTGTCGGCGGTGAACTTTCACAACTTTCTGGCCCTCATTCAGACCGGTGTACTCGGCACCGCGGCCACGCTGGATGCCAAGATCTCCCAAGCCCAGGACAACACCGGCACCGGTGCCAAGGATTTGACTGGCAAAGCCATCACCCAGATCGTCAAGGCCACAGGCGACAACAAGCAAGCCCTGATCAACTTCAGACCAGATGATCTGGATGCCAACAATGGTTTTGCCTTTGTGCGCTTGACCCTCACCGTGGGCACCGCTGCCAGCATCGTCTCGGGCCAGCTGCTCGGCCTGGACCCGCGTTATGCGACTGCTGATGCCTTCAACCAGGCGGCAGTGGCGCAGATCGTCTGACCAGACCGTCTGACCAGACCGTCTACCAGGCCTTCTTAGAAGCAAGCCATGCCACTGCAACTGGTCACCCCACCCGCACTGGAGCCGGTGTCTCTGTCTGAGGCCAAGCTCCATCTTCGGGTGGACATTGACGAGGATGACGCTTTGATTGAAGGCCTGATCTCGGCAGCCCGACAAGCTGCTGAGACCCGTACCGGGCTTCAAATCGTGACCGCACGCTGGAAGCTGGTGCTGGACCGATTTGCCGATTCAGGCAGGGCTGACACATCAGTTATCCGATTGCCCAAGTGTCCGGTACGGTCGGTAGTCTCCGTCCAGTATCTGGACATGACCGCCAGCCTGCAAACGGTCGATCCAGGTGACTACATGGTGGACACGGCTAGCGAGCCTGCGCGACTCACGCCAGTGTTTGGCAAGGCGTGGCCTCCCACTTTGCCGCAGATCGGCGCGGTGGTGGTCACCTTTGATGCCGGGTTTGGCGCACCCGCTGATGTGCCTGAAGGTCTTAAAAGCTGGATCAAGCTCAGGGTCGGGAGTCTGTACGCACACCGGGAGGAGGTGGCCTTGATGACGCGCGGACGCATTGACCCGCTGCCCTTTGTGGACGGTCTGCTCGATCCCTTCAAGGTGGCAACCGTATGAGTGTCGTTCCATGAGTCCGATCGGGGCTGGCCGGCTGTCCAAGCGCATCCAGATCCAAAGGCGCAGCAGCACCAAAGACAGCTTGGGCGAACCGCTGCTTGTCTGGAGTGACATCGCCTCGGTCTGGGCCGATGTTCAACCCCTCATGGGCAGGGAGCTGGAAAGTGCGCGGCGCCTGAGCAGCGAGGTCACGCAACTGATCACGGTGCGGTACAGGGCCATCTTCTCTGACACCAGACAAGTGGCCGGGTACCGGGCGCTGCATGCGGGTCGGACCTTTGACATTCACGCCTGCCTTGACGAGGACGGCGCTGGGGTGCTCATCAACTTGTTTGCATCCGAGGGCAGCAACGATGGCTAACAGCGAGCTGATTCATGTGCAGGGTCTGGATCAGTTGGCGCGTGCCCTCCGGGAATTGCCCACGCGTGTGGCCAGAAACAGCCTGCGCGGTGCGGTCTATGCCGGCGCCAAGCTCATCCGCGACGAAGCCCGGCTCAAGGCTCCGGTGGCAAACGATTCGCAGACCAAGCAGGAGCCACCTGGTACCTTGAGGCGTTCGGTGATCATGAAACAGATCCCGCAGCTCTCAAACAACGAGCGCCAGACCTTTTTCGTGACGGTGCGTCACGGCAAGAAGTACAGGAATCAGGGCAAACGCGGCAACTTGTCGCAGGACGCCTGGTACTGGCGCTTTGTGGAGTTCGGCACCGTCAAGATGGCTGCCAGACCGTTTCTGCGCCCGGCCTTTGAGAGCAAGAAGCACCAGGCGCTCGCGGCCATCAAAAACCGGCTGTCCGAGCGCATTGAACAAGCGGTGCAGGAGTTGCGCAAATGATTCAGGAACAAGTGGTCGCTGTCTTGGGCTCAATCGCCGGTGGGCGCCTGTTTCCCAATATCGCACCCAATAACACCCAAACGCCTTATTTGGTGTACCTGCGGATTGCCAGTACGCCGCAGAACACCCTGGCTGACGGCGCTCCGATTGACAACACCCGCATGCAGATCGACTGCTTTGATGCCAGCTATGCCGGCGTCCTTGCCCTGGCTGCAAGCGTCAAGGCCGCGCTCAAGGCATCCACCTTGGTCCATGTGCTCTTGCTTGAGCAGGACCAGTACGAGTTTGACGCCCGGCTGCACCGGGTCATTCTGGATTTTTCTCTCTGGCACGTCTGATTTCCCCCCTCAACTTTGAACCACTGAAAGAAAGCTCACCATGACCAGCACCGCCATTCCCGCGCAGGGCTCGACCCTGCAAATTGCCACCGGCGCCGGGAGCGCCAAGACCATCACTGACGTATCTGTCGGCAACCCCACCATCCTCACGGCCACCGCACATGGGCTGGCCAATGGTGATGTGGTGACGCTCGCAGCCCTCACCGGCTTGGATGCTGCCACCCTCAATGGCTTGACCGTGTCGGTGCGCAACATCACCACCAACACCTTCGCGGTCTATGTTGATACCACTGGCATGTCCATCACCGCAGGCTCCGGTACTGCCACGCCAGTCAGCTTCACGGCTGTGGCCAACATCAAGGATTTTTCCGGGTTTGATGGTTCGGCCTCTGAGATCGAGGTCACCAATCTGGACAGTGTGGCCAAAGAGTTCCGCCTGGGTCTGACCGATGCCGGTCAGTTCACCATCAACATTGATTACGACAACAGCAATGCCGGACACATTGCGCTGCGTGCCAGGCAGGTCTCAGGCTTGCTGACCAACTTCAAGTTCACGCTGCCCAACAGCAACGCAATCACGTTCACCGGCTATGTGAAGAAATTCAGTCTGGCCGGTGGCGTCGACGCGGTGACCAAAACCGCGGTGGACATTCGGGTGTCCGGTGCGGTCACCGGTCTGTAAAGGAGGGTCATCATGATTCTGACTAAAGACCAAATCCTGGAGGCCAATGACCTCAAAACTGAGACCGTGGACGTCCTCGAGTGGGGCGGCTCGGTGCTGGTGCGCAGTCTGACTGGCACCGATCGTGATGCGTTCGAGGCCAGCATGATCACCGTGTCGCCAGACGGCACACGCAAGCCCAATATGAACAATATGCGCGCCAAGCTGGTGGCACTCACCGTGGTCGATGAAGCTGGACGCCTGGTGTTTGACGTGTCTGATGTTGACCGCCTGGCACGCAAGTCGGCTGCTGCACTCGAGCGGGTCTTCATGGCTGCGCAACGCATCAACGGCATCGGTGTGGACGCGCAGGAGGACATCGCAAAAAACTCGAATGCCGGCCTGAGCGCAAGTTCTACTTCCGTTTAGCGCTGGCCCTGGGCAAGACGGTCGCCCAACTGCTGCGAGAAATCAGCAGCGCAGAGTTGACCGAGTGGATGAGCTACTACGCCGTGGAGCCCTTTGGTGAACTGGTGGCTGATCAGCGCCACGGCATTGCCACGGCGGTACTGGCCAATGTCAACCGTGACCCTAAAAGACGGCCGCAGCCCTATCAGGCGGCTGACTTCATCCACTGGCATCCCTCCCATCGTGAAGCAAAGCCCGAGTTGTCCTGGCCCCAAGGCATTGCGCCTGATGACCTGGAAGCCCAGTCGCAGCTGATCAAACGCGCCTTGTTCAAAGCAAATTAGGAACCCGATGTCCAATCTTGGCTCACTCGTTGTCTCGTTGGAGGCCAATATCGCCAAATTCACGAGCGATATGGGCAAGGCCGCGGCCATTGCCGAGGTACGCGCGCGCCAGATCGACAAGAGCATTGGCCTGGTCAAGACTGGCCTGGCCTCGATCGGGCTGGGTTTTACCTTTGGCGCCACCTTCGACACCCTGAAGAACAAAATCGAGGGCGCGATCGCGTCGGCGGCCGGCTTGCAGCAACTCGCCGAGCGCACGGGTGCCACTGTTGAGGCGCTCTCCGGACTCTCCAGCATTGCCAAACTCTCCGGCACCGATACCGAGAGTCTGGCAGGCGGCCTGCAAAAGCTCGCCAAATCCATGGTCGATGCGCAAAACGGCGGGGAGAAGACCAGCGCCTCCTTTGCAGCGATCGGCATCGCGGTATCTGACTTGGCCGGCAAAGGCCCTGATGAAGTCTTTCAGATGGTCGCCAAGGCACTGGCCAACTACCAGGACGGGGCTGAGAAAGTCGTCATCGCGCAGAACCTGCTCGGTAAATCAGGCGCTAACCTGCTACCGGTCTTGAAGGATCTGGCTGATGCCGGTGATCTTCAGGTCAAGGTGACTGCCGCGCAGGCGCAGATGGCCGATGAGTATGAGAAGAATCAGGTCCGGCTCAAAGTCTCCACTGAGGCCATCTTTCGGGTGGTCGGAATGGAACTGGTGCCGGTATTCAACGCCTTCACCAAGGCCATGCTCGATGCTCAAAACGCCAATGATGGCGTGCGCAAGGGGGTTGATGCCCTGGCCAAAGACGGATCCATTCGCGCCTGGGCTGAGGATGCGGCCCGTGTGGTCGGCTTTGTCGTGGATGCTTTTGATGGCGTCAGCCGCACGGTGTTGATCGTCGGCAAGACGCTGGGGGTGGCCATGGCGCAGGCCGCACTGGTGGCGCAAGGCGAGTTCAAGCTGGCATCGAATGCCGGACTGGAGTTGGGCAAGGACATTGATGGCATCCTCAATCGT